AGCATACTGAGCGTTTTCAGTTTGAGGTTAAAGCAAGGTTAGGCGCGTAATGCCTGTTAGCGAACGCCAGAGAAAACTTATGTGTGCTGTCTGTGGTGATAAAGTTAAGCTTAAGCCTGAACAGACTATACCTGATAAGCCTACTGCTTGTGAGATGTGTAGAGCTGAGATTAAGAAAGTTAATCGACCAACTCGTGCTTACTTAATTAAATTAGCAGAGTTATTAAAGACACATCTTCCGCCTTATGCTGTACGATTAGCAGTTAAACAAGCACGAAGTCATGCTGGAGGAAAGATGATGGGTCAGATTACTCGTGTTGCTCAACAAGGCCAGATAACTAAAAAGGTGCTATCAAGTCAAGAACGTAAACAACTACCAAGAACTGCCTTTGCCATACCAGAACGTAGGGCTTATCCAATACATGATGAAGCTCATGCTCGTAATGCTTTAAATCGTGTATCTCAGTTTGGTTCTGAGTCTGATAAAAAGCGTGTTATAGCAGCAGTAAGACGCCGTTATCCAAAAATAGATATTTCTAAAACTGAAGTTATCAAATCAACGGGAGATAAATTAGACAGAGATATTGTTGGCTACAGAGACGCATCTCTAGAAGAAAAACAGGGTGGGTTTACTTGTGTTACTTGTAACTTATTTCAGTTTGATGGGAATACAGGCTCTTGCTCAGTTGTCGAAGGCGATATTCAGTCAGATGATATTTGTGATCTATGGCGTCCTAGCGAATATTATACAGGCATAGTAACTCATATGATGAAGTCTCAGCCTGATATAGATGATATACATGTAGACGGCTTATTGAATATAGATGAACTCTGTAAGTTTGAATCTCCAGATGACTTAGAATAATGCTTCCAGTAAGACGATTTTATTTAGAACGCCATACTGATGAATCAGGTGTATCTGGTACTGGCAAGGTTGCTACTGGCTGTCAATTTCCGTCAGGTAAATGCTATCTTGAATGGCTTGTTTCTCCACGGTCAGCTACTATGCATGATAATATGGATGCAATGATGCAGGTTCATGGACATAATGGAGCGACAGAGTTAGTATGGATTGACCCCGCTCAAGAAATTATTAAAGGCGACTGGGAGAACAAACACATGCCGGAGAGAAACCGGACATATACAGCTATTTGGTCTGCTGTACGCTCTGGTAAGATTAAGCGTGGCAAGTGTCGTGTTTGTGGTGCTACTAAGACACAAGCACATCACTACGGTAACTATTCAGGTACTAAAGGTGTAGTGTGGCTTTGTGATAAGCATCACAGAGCAGCACATGTTAGACTTCGGAAGGCTCATAAAAATATCTCTAAGAATGAAGTTATAAAAAGTGATAATTCTAAACATATAGTATATATGATAGCAGCGAAGCCCAATGAACTCGATACGGATTCTCAGTGGTGGCTTCCAGAAGATATAGAGGTTCTAGCATGGAGGTTCTTGATAAATTATAGACTTCAGCAAGCTGATATATTTGAGGAACATACTCAGAAGCGACCTGATATATTTTTAGTTGAAAGTTATGTAGCTCCTACGTCTTTTATGATTACAGACTCAAAAGGTCAAGAACGTACTGTAACACAAGGAACATGGATAGTGGGATTTTGGATTCCAAGTGACGAAACATGGAATAAAGTTTTACAAGGTCAGATAAAGGGTGCTAGCCCGAGAGGCCCAGGTCAAATAGTATCTGGTGAACTACCGGCTAACTAGACTGATTCTTATATTTCTTATATATAGTAAATACCCGTTGTCTAGAAAGACTGATATCTTTTCGATTTCCTATACGTCCAAATGACCAACCATCATTTCTAAGTTGTACAATAAGTCTGTTGCGTTCTATCATCCAAGCTTCTTGGTGATCATTGTTGTGAAACTGTTGACATTTATCACAATCAGTAGTCATCTGTACAAACCTCAGCTCTCATATCCTATTATAGCGGCTTAAAAGGCCATCGTCAATAGGTAACTTACGTTAATTTAGACTAATCGGCTTTATGTCTCTTGACTTTCAATCAGATTTAAACGATGCTATAACTTAGGAACAATTCATATGGTAGATACTAATAACGTAATACAAGCTCTGCGAAGTAGGATTCGTATTCCTGGTCGTATCGAGAACGTCAATCCATTTGATCTAACCATTACAAGGATGCCTGCAAATAAGGAGGATATTCTAATGACTAAGACTGCAGAACCAGTGGTCTACGATTTCTCAAAGGCTACAGATGAAGCGAAGACTGCTTTAGCACTTTCTTATCAGGTAATTAAGTCAGCGCTTGATGTTATGCCTGACGAGATCAAGGATTTTTATGAGTCTGCCCAAAAAGAGCTAAACTTGGAAGCCATCATTAAATCAGCCCAAGATGCTGCTGATAAGGATAAGGATGGCGAGGATAGTGATAAGGACAATGACAATAAGGAGTCAGAAGCCCTAGTCGAGATTGTTAAGTCTGCACTTCCTGGTGTTTTTGAGACTGTCATTGCTAAGACTACAGAACCTCTCTTAGCTGAGATTAAGAAGTCTCAGGATCGTATCGATGAGCTAGAGTCTCAGCGGACTCGTGATGAGTTACGCCAGACTGCTCAAACACTTACTGCAGATGGTAGTCAGCCCTCAGATGGGTTTGTTACTCAACTTGCTCTTATTCAGAAGTCTATGACTCCTGAGCAGTTTAAGACATATCTTGAAGGACAGCGTTCTCAGATTGCGATGATTCAGAAGTCGCAGTTATTTGAGCGTCAGTCTAGTCCTATCGCTACAGCTCCAGGCTCAGCTTATGAGGAGCTGGAGGTCATTGCTAAGAGTATTCTCGAAAAGTCTGAGGTTAAGGACTTCAGTGCTGCTTGGGAATCTGCTATTCACCAGAATCCTAACCTTTATGCGCGATATCAGACTGAACAAGCTAAGGCTGTTTCTGTATAAACTAATATAGGTTATAAGTTATAAGTCTGGAGGATTAACAAATGCCAGGACAAGCAGGTGGAAATCTTATCACACTTCCTGCGTCTGCAGATCTAAGCGCATCACAGTTTTGTGCTGTAAAAGTAGACTCCAATGGTCAGGTTGCTTTAGCTCAAGGTAATGCAGCTATCCCTGACCAAATTATTGGCATTTTACAGAACAAGCCTGCTGCTGCAGGACGACCTGCTGTTATTCAAACCAATGGCGTTTCTAAGGCAAAGGCAGGTGGTGCCTTAGCAACGATTGGTGTTAAGGTATCTTCTACTGCAGCGGGCGAGTTAGTTGCAGCAGTTACCACTGATATTATTGTTGGTGTGCTTTTAACTGCCGCAGGTGCTGATAATGATATTGTAGATGTTGTTATTCAAATTGGTGAAGTTACAGTAATGTCATAATTGTTCTAACTATCTTAGTCTGATAGATATACAATTAAGTAAGTGAAGTGAGGTAGAGAAAAATGCCAGGATATCAGCCAGATGTCGGAGATGTCCATGTTGATGCGCTTTTAACCAATATCTCAATTGGTTATCGCAACAAGCGTTATATCGCACAAGATATCTTTCCTATTGTTCCAGTAGGAAAGCAGTCAGATATCATTCCACGATTTGACAAAGATAAGTGGTTTAGAGAGCAGATGAAGGTACGTGGCCCAGGAGCACCTGTTGCCACCTCTGGTTACACAGTTGATAATACTCTTAAATTCTTCTGTGACAACTTTGCTCTCGGTAAGGAAATTCCTGACGAGGTTCGACTAAATGCAGATCAACCTTATGACCTAGACCGTGATGCAACCATGTGGCTAACCGAGATGGTTCAGCTGCATTGGGAAAAGAAGTTTGCGGCTGATTTTTTTGCTACTGGCAAGTGGGGTACTGACTATGCAGAAATAGCAGCATGGGATAATTATGCATCTTCTGATCCTATCGTAGATATTCGTACTATGCGGGCTAATGTTCTTGCTAAGTCAGGCCAGCCGGCAAACTTACTTGTTACAAATAACAAGGTTATTGATGTTCTTCTTGATCACCCTATTCTTGTTGAGCGTGTTAAGTACACAGGTGGTCAGGTTACAGAGGCTCTAATTGCTCAGCTTGCTCGACTAGAACGAGTCCTAGTTGGTGATGCAATTGAGGCAACTGCACTAGAAGGTAATGCTACCCAGACTTATGCAGCACTCTGGGGCAAGCACGCTCTTGTGTGCTATGTACCGCCTTCTCCTGGTTTATTCACACCTACAGGCGGTTATACATTTGTGTGGCGTCCTCTAGTTGGTGGTGGAGCTGCTCCGTGGTTCATACGCCGTATTCGAGAGGACAAGTATCGTAAGGATACTATTGAAGTTCACACTTACTATGA